AGGTAAATCTCTACACACATTAGTAGAACAATACATGAAGAACGAAACACCATCCATAAGGGATGTCCTACCATTAGGGTTATTTAAATTAATGAAACCCTATCTAGACCAAATTAATAACATCAGATTAGTAGAAGAAATCATGTACAGTAAAAACTTGACAATTGCAGGTCAAGTAGATTGTGTTGCAGAATACAATGGTAAACTATCAGTTATTGATTTTAAAACAGCAAATAAAGAAAGAATCGAGGAGTGGGTAGAAAACTATTTCCTACAATGTACAGCGTACTCAATGATGTATGCTGAAACTTTTAATGAACCAATAGAACAAATAGTCATACTAATGGCTGCAGAAGATGGTTCAATGAAAGCATTTGTGAAAGAACCGAAAGATTATGAAGAAGAATTACAAAAGTCAATTCAAACTTTTTATGACACAGTTAATCCACAATTACAAGAGGTTAAATAGTTTAGGCACTCTACCACTTTAAGAAGTGCCGGAGCTTGGTGTATGCTCGGCACACAGAAATACACCCCAAGGATTTTATATTATGAACGCTAAACAATTCAGTCTAAAGATAGAACAAATAAAAAGAGAAAATGGCGACATGTCTTACATGGATGCCATTCTCTACTATTGCGATAAAAATACCATAGACCCTGCCGAAGTAGGAAGATACATTTCTAAAAGTCTAAAAGAAAAAATTACAATAGAGGCACAAGGTCTAAATTTGATTGAGAAAGGAGGAAAACTACCTTTATGACCTATGATGGTTTTGCAGTTTATAGAAAGTATCTAGCATATAAATTACATTTCACAACAGACAAGTATGATTACACAGAACATAGTGGCATGGTACATACTAAACTAGAAACATTTACAAAAAGAAATGATAGATATATGTTTCATAAATTAAGTGTAAAGTATAATCAAGAAGAAATAGATGACTTTATGATTGCAAATTTTGTTAAAAAGAATAAAGCATGGTCAGGTAGTTTATTAGAAAGAGACAGTCATGAGACATACTTACAATACAGAAAAAGAAAAGAGGCAACAAATTACTACTTCAAAGAAGATTTGGGTAGAGTACGGTCTCTTATTGATATGGACAATACTAAACCCAACCATGTTATTACTGTTAGTGATGGCCAGCATCCAATACTTTTACGACATTGTATTGGAAATAAGATTACCAAGGAGACACTAATAATTATGGATTATCATTTGAATTTTATGAGAGACTGGAATAAAAATATAACTGATAAAATTGTATGGCCAGATTTTTATAAAAAGGTAAAAAAGTTTAAACCGTTCTTAAAGTTTAATCAAACAGAAACAAAAATAATATTAAAGGAGAAATTGTTATGAGTGATGATTTTTTAAAGTTAAGAAAATATAGTAATGAAGAAAGATGGCAATTACTTGCTGACTGTATCAGAAGTGGTCAAGTAGAAACTAGAGAATTACTACAAGAATTTGATAAAGACCCGGAGTTTAAAGAGTGGTACAAAAAGAAATATCTATTGGACTAGATTGGTGGATTAAATGGTTTTCAAGTATCGTATTGATATTGGGTGCATTGACAACCACAATGAATCTATATCCATATAATATGTACTTTCAATTTGTAGGTATTACAGGTTGGTTGATAGTAGGTATAATGTGGAAAGATTGGTCATTAATAGTAGTTAATATTGTAGGTTCTACAATTATGTTTATAGGAATTATACACTATCACTTTTATACAGATTGGTATTTAAAAATTTATGAAACATATATTGAGGTAATGTTATGAAAGGTTGTGATAGAGATGGAGATGGTTTTTTATTAAATAAAAGTGATTGGTCAGAAGAAGTCATGTATGAAATGGCTAAAATGGATGGTATAGAAATCACAGATGAAATAAAAATGTATATTGATAAAGCAAGAGAAATGTATAGTGCAACAGGCACAGTACCAGCAGTTAGAGTATTTGCAAAAGAATTTGGTATGGATAGAAAGGCAAGTAAATTGTATGAAGTTTTTGAATCTGGACCAATGAAGAAAATTGCAAAGTATGGTGGTCTACCAAAACCGACAGGTTGTGTTTAATGAAACTATTAATTATATTAACATTATTATTATTAACAGGATGTGCTACACATTCAGTAACCATAGGACCAATGGAAGTTTGGGGAAGTAATGAACAGTCTATACCAGAACCAAGAAAGGAATAAATTATGGAACATAAAACAATATATAAAAAATATAACATCACATTAGATGGTAAAAAAACTTATCTATTTGCATTAAGAAATTTAACATTAGATGAAGCAAAACAAGATATAAAATCTAGATTTAAATCATCTAAAATAACAAATATAAAAGAAAGTAATGAGTAGAGCATTTTGCATAGGTAATGGTGAAAGTAGAAAAGGTTTTGATTTAGAACAGTTAAGACCTCATGGTAAAATATATGGTTGTAATGCTTTGTATAGAGATTTTACACCTGATGTTTTAGTTGCAGTAGACCATGGTGTATGTCATGAGATATACAATAGTGGTTATTGTCAAAAGAATGAGGCATGGTTTAGAGATTGGACAAAAGTTCCTGCTATGCATTATGAGATGATGATATATGGTGCTATTGATAAAATAACAAGAGATGAAATAAAAGATTATTATGATGACCATATAGAAAACAAAAGAACAAATGCAGATGAATTTGTATTTCATGGTTCTAACTTATCAGGTCTTGCAAAGATAATTCAAAGTGGTAAGGCAAAAGGTAAAACAAAAGAAGTTATTAAAAAAACAGTAAGTCATTCAGCAATTAATGTTAGTTGGATGAATAAACCTGATTACTCAAACAACATAACAGACTTGATTGAGAATTACAAAAAAGATTTAGGGTGGGCAGCCGGTGCTACTAGTGGTAGAATCGCAGTAGAACAAATAAAAGATTTAAAAGAAGTCTTTTTAATAGGACACGATTTATGGAGTACCAATCATTTAGTAAACAATATATACAAAGGAACAAAACACTATGTATCACCAGAAAATGGTAGAACACCAGCAGATAACTGGATTCTACAATGGAATGCTATGTTTACAGGTTACCCAAATATAAAATTCTATAAAGTAAATGAAAAGCCAGTAGGAACAAGTGATGATATCAATGTTGTTATTGACGGATGGAGAAATAGTAAAAATGTTGAATATATTACATACCCAACCATGCTTGACATTATATCAAAATAGATGTATAATGGTGTTAAAACTATTATAAATAGTAGTGTAACAAGTGTTACTATACGAAAATATAAACAATACAATAATATTAAAATACGGAGTAATATATGGACTTTGAATCATTAAAAACATCATCTAGTGGTTTTGACAAACTAACTAAAGCACTAGAAGAAAACCTCAGTCCCGAGGATTCTAAAAACAAAAACAAATACCAAGATGACAGATATTGGAAACCAGAACTTGATAAAACAGGTAATGGGTATGCAGTATTAAGATTCTTACCAGCAACATCAGGTGAAGACATGCCATGGGTCAGAATATGGAATCATGCATTTCAAGGAACTGGTGGTTGGTATATTGAAAACAGTTTAACTACATTAGGTCATAAAGACCCTGTGTCAGAAGAAAACACAAGATTATGGAATACTGGTTCTGAATCAGATAAAGGCATTGCTAGAAATCGTAAAAGAAAACTTTCTTATCATGCAAATGTTTTAATCGTATCAGACCCAACACATCCAGAAAACGAAGGTCAAGTAAAATTGTTCAAATTTGGGAAGAAAATATTTGACAAGATTACTGAAGCAATGCAACCAGCGTTTGAAGATGAAACACCAATTAACCCATTTGATTTCTGGAAAGGTGCAAACTTTAAACTGAAAATTAGAAAGGTTGATGGTTTCTGGAATTATGACAAATCAGAATTTGAAGGAACTTCTCCTATTGCTGAAAATGATGACAAAATCAAGGCGATATGGGAAAAACAATATCCTTTAAAACCATTCTTAGAGGCAAGTAATTTTAAATCGTATGAGGAACTCAAAGAGAAACTGAATCGAGTAATTACAGGTTCTAAGATTACAGACACGGTAGAAAATGTAGACCTCCCATCCACATCTGCCGGTACTGTTAAAAGTAATGATAGCGCCTCAATAGCGTCTGCTAATAATGAAAGTGATGATACACTTGATTATTTTTCAAAACTAGCAGAAGACTAGAGGTTCTCTCTCTCCGCTATCAGTAAACTTTAGGGCATATCTAGTAATAGTTATGCCCTTTTCTGTATAAATAGTATCATGGCAAGTATATTCGATAAAATTAGTAGTCAATCAGGTGGTGTTTATAAATCTGCTAACTGGTATAGAAATGCAGTATCATCTTTAAGTGATACTATAACTGCTAGAAAGTTATATAATCAAGGCAAGATTAATCAAAGACCTTCATTAGGTAGATTAAATCTATTTTTCTATGACCCAAAGTTTAAAGATACACTACCATATTATGACACATTTCCTCTAGTATTACCATTAGAAGGATTTAGAGGTGGTTTTGTAGGTATGAATTTTCATTATCTATCACCAATGATAAGATTTAGAGTATTACAACAATTACAAGGATTTGCAACAAATCAAAAATTTGATAGCACAACAAGATTAGATGTAAGTTATCAAAGAGTAGGTGGAATTGCAAGAATTAAACCAACAATTAAAAAATATTTGTATTCACATGTTCGCTCTGGATTTATGAGAATTGATTCACAGGATGCTCCTACAGCAGTTTATTTACCTGTTCAACAATTTAAGAAAAGAAGTGCAAGTTATGTATACGGAAAAAGTAGAGGATAAACATGGCAATATTTAGAGGCGGAGTTAAGATATTTGGTTCAGATGTTAGATTTGGAATAAGTAGAGATAGGTCATTAGATAATATTTTATTAGACCCAAGATTTAGACAAATAGAAGGTGGACAAGCACCTGATAATCCAAACTTACAGTCAAATAAACCAGCATTGATAAACCAAATGTTACAATATATAAACGAAGCAGAAGGTCTTGCAAGAGGTAATAGATTTTATACTTCATTTCAATTACCTAGAGGTGGATTAAGTTATTCTGAAACAGCATTAGAAGGTGAAGATGTAGGACCAGAAGCTGATTTAGCTGGTGATTTTAGTGGATTAAATACAGGTGAAGAAATAACAGGATTTTCTACAAATGAATTTAATACAAGGATACAAAATAAAGTAGGTAAACGAGTAAATGCATTTTGTAAATCAATTACAATGCCCGATAGAACAATGAAAACAGAAGAAGTTATAAACGGACCAGGTGCCCCTAGACATTTTGTTACAGACCATACCTATGCAGACATAACAGCAACATTTTATGCAGATAAATATTTAAGAGAAAGACAATATTTTGAAATATGGCAAAAGTCAGCGTTTAATGATAGAACTAATCATTATGAACTGTATGAAAACTATGTATCAGACATAGACATATTTAATCTAGGACAATTTTCTAATTCAGCAGGTTCATCTGAAGACCCTAAAGCTAGAGATGATGTAACCCATGGTGTCAAACTATATGATTGTTATCCAACAAGTATAGGGGCGCCATCATTAGCATATGACGCTAATGGCGTTATGGAATTTACTGTTACATTTAAGTATAGGAATTGGATGAATTACTTTATAAACAGAACTGCTGATGTAGAACTTGGTGATAGCCATTTTGATAGAACAATTGCAGGAGAACCAGGAAGATTAAATGGTGGGGGTGGGTTATTTGGTTCATTTTTAAGGTTTTTACCATCTGAATTAAGAAGACCAGGAAGAGATTTATTAGGAGATTTGAAACGAAGAATACCTATAGGAGATTTAACCGGTGGAAGAGTATTTCCACCATTTTTTTAATATAATGTGAGGATATTATGGCATTACCAAAAATAGAAACACCATCATACACAATGGTGTTACCTTCAAGAGAAGGAGATATAAAGTTTAGACCATTTACAGTCAAAGAAGAAAAGATT